CAAGGGTTGCTGCTCTCAAGCGCGACTCAAATTCCTATGGGTACGATCTTATCGTTCCCTTCTGCGCTGTCGGTGTCCAATTATTTCGGCGCATCGAGCACTGAAGCGGCTGCTGCTGCGATATATTTCAAAGGATTCAACGGATCGAATATTCGCCCGGCATCCGTGCTGATGGCGCAATATCCGACCACAGCACGTTCAGCATTCTTGCGCGGTGCCAGCGTCGCGTCGTTGACATTGGTTCAGTTGCAGGCATTGTCCGGCACGTTGATTATCAGCGTGAACGGTTCGCCGCTGACATCCGCTACGATATCGCTGTCCGGTGCCGCGAGTTTCAGCGCCGCCGCAGCATTGATCCAAGCCGGTTTCACGGCGCCGACATTCGCGGTGACATACGATAGCGTATCTGGTGCATTTGTATTCACATCGACCTCGACCGGCGCAACAGCGACCATCGGGTACTGCACGGGCACATTGTCCGCGAGCTTGCTGCTGACACAGGTGACGGGCGCTGTTATCTCGCAAGGTGCCGACATTGCTGTGCCTGGCACATTCATGGCAGGCATCGTTGCACAAACGGTAAATTTTGCATCCTTCTGCACGATGTTCAATCCTGATGTTACCGGCAATGCGAACAAATTGCTGTTTCAAGCGTGGAACAATACGCAAAACGATTCGTTTGTGTATGCGGCATGGGACACTGACGTTACGCCAACTACATCGAATGCTGCGACAACCAGTTTTGGCTATCTGATCAAGGCGATCAATTCTTCAGGTTGCTTCCCCGTATGGGGTTCGGATTACACCAAAGCAGTGTTTGCATGCGGGCTTATCGCGTCGATTGACTTCACACAAAAGAATGGCCGCACCACAGCATTTGCAAAATCGCAGACTGGCTTGAGCATTGATGTTACCGATTACACGGTAAAATCGAACCTGATTGCCAATGGTTACAACTGCTATGCTAATTGGGCGACTGCGAATCAATCGTTCATTGGCCTGACCAATGGCGGCGTGTCCGGCCCGTACAAATGGCTCGACAGTTACGTTGACCAAATCTGGCTGACTAATGGCTTACAACTGGCGCTGATGACACTACTGTTCGCCATGAAATCCATTCCGTACAACGCCGCTGGTTATGAACTGGTGCGTGCCGCGTGTCTCGATCCGATCACTGCTGCGGTAAATTTCGGCGCGATCAATGAGGGCGTACCTTTGTCCGCATTACAAGCTGCGGAAGTGAACAACGCGGCGGGATTGACGATTGACGGCATTTTGTCAACGCAAGGTTGGTATCTGCAAATCTTGCCGGCCACGGCCATCACACGCGGCAATCGTGCATCGCCCCCGGTGTCGCTGTGGTACATGGATGGCGGTTCAATTCAACAGATCAATCTTGCTTCTATTGAGGTGCAATAATGAGCTTAACCAGTGCAAATAGTGTTTTGATGATCGGTGTTGCCGGTCTGTACACAGTGCCGCAACAACTGCAAGGTTTCGCAGAGGGCGACATGTATGACATGGACACCATCGACAATGCTGAAGTTGTTATGGGTGCCGACGGATTCATGTCGTCCGGTTGGATTCCGCAGATCAAAACGATGAATGTGATGTTGCAGGCTGATAGCGCCTCGAATTCATTTTTTGAAGCGTGGTATGCGGCTGAAGAAGCGGCCCGTGAAATCTACAACGCATTTGCGACGATTTCGCAACCTGGTGTAAAACGCAGCTACGCGCTGACCAATGGCGTACTTGTCGGATATTCGCCAATGGCCTCGGCTAAGAAGATTCTGCAACCACGGAAATTCTCGATCAAATGGAATTACGTTGTTGGGGTGCCCGTATAATGGCACGGCGTATTAAGGATGTGACGATTGACAAGGAAGGGCGGGACATCGGTAAGGTGTTCCGCATCCGTGAACTGCCCGCATCGCAGGCTGAACGCTGGGCATTGCGCGCATTCTTAGGGATCGCTAAGGCGGGTATCGAGATTCCTGATGATGTTGCTGCGATGGGCATGGCCGGTATCGCACTGATGGGCATTCGGGCACTGTCGGGCATTGACTTCAATGAGGCTGAAATACTCATGGCTGAAATGATGTCTTGCGTGGTATTCGTGCCTGACGCATCTCGCCCGCAAGTGACCCGCCCGCTGGTTGAAGATGATATCGAAGAAATCTCAACACGCCTACAACTGCGCAAAGAAATTCTGTCAATTCACGTTGATTTTTTTACGAACGCCGCCGATTAGACCTTAGCGTTTTCATGTCTGACGGCGGCGATTATCGCAACTATGTGAATGTGCCGCAAACAATCGGCGTGGTCGTATCAAGCAAGTTGGCGACATTGCACGAACTGGACACCGTTCTGGGATTGCGAGACCTGCACGACTTGCTTGAAATACAATCCATTGATGCGCACAACACTCGAATAGCAAGTCAGACGCGAGAGTGATATGGCTACAATAATCGATTCATTCGTTGTTCAATTCGGTCTTGATATTAAAGACCTGCAAAAACACGTCAAAGATATTGAAACATCACTCAAAAAAGTTGAGGGTGGATCAATTCACACTGAAAAATCAATTTCGGCCAGCAATAAAAAAATAGGCGAATCATTTTCCAACACGATCAAATTTGTGGCTGGGTTCGCGTTGGCGATCGCTGGCGTGTCAAATATAAAATCGTTCCTGATCAATGTCAACGATCAAGCTGCGGCCACGGGCTTGCTGGCTAAGAATCTCGGCATGTCCACCGAAGAACTGAGCACATGGGAAAAAGCGGTGCAGCGCGCGGGCGGCTCGGCAAAAGGAATGGATGCCACGCTGCGCAGCATGACCACTATGATGCAGACGAAGCGGCTCACCGGTGCTGTGCCATCGGACGTATTGCTCGGACTCGGATTTGGTGGGTTTGGCGAGGCCGGAACAGCCAAATATCTCGCTGACACCACGACGAACGTTGAGCGCTTACATCTGGCATCAGCCCGGCTGTCAAAATTGTCCGGCCCCGAAGCGCAACGAATTGGCGGAATGCTCGGATATGATGAAGGCACAATAAATCTGCTGATGCAAGGTACAGTGGCGGTTGACAAGATTATTGCTGCGGAACAAAAAGAATACAACCTTACACAGAAGCGCGCGGATGCCGCGCTTAAACTATCGAATTCGTGGAAAGACTTGCGCGATTCGATGGAAGGTTTCGCGCTCGATATGACTTCAAAGTACGGCCCCGAAGTCGCAGGCGCGTTCAAATGGATGAGCGACAATGCTCAAATTACCGCTGAAGCGATTGGTGCCGTTACGCTAGCTGCCAATGCGCTGATTGCGTCAGCCGGCATTCGCATGCTGATGAGCGTATTTGGTGTGACTGGCTTGAAAATACTAGCCCGGCCACTCCTCGCCGTCGGTGCGGCGGCAGGCGCGGGATACGCTGCGGCAAAAGCGTATGACAAAGTTACATCGCCAAAAGCGCCGAATCCTAATCAGTCCTCGTCGGGCACGATCACGCATGGCGATGTATTGTCGCAAGTCGAGCGCAAATACGGGCTGCCCGCCGGTTTGCTCAATTCATTGCGCCAGGAAGAATCGGCAGGCGGCAAACTCACCACCGGCCCGATGACAAAATATGGCACGGCAAAAGGTGATTTCCAATTGCTTGATTCGACCGCAAAAGAATACGGAGTTAAAAATCCATACGATTTGGGCCAAGCTGCGGAAGGCACAGGTCATAAATTATACGACCTCCTGCGCGAATTTCACGGTAATTTACCCAACGCGCTCGCTGCATGGAATCAGGGTCAAGGTAGCATTGCAAAAAATGGTCTGGGTATGGGTGTGCAAAAATTTGCGTCTGATATAATCGGGCGTATGCCCAATGGTGGTAGTACGACCGTGACGATCAGTAAGATGGAAGTGCACACGAATGGCGCAAGTGCTGCGGATATCGGACGTGACGCGGGCCGCACCATGTCGTCTAGTATGGCGGCGAGTATCGCTAATTCAGGATTGATGTAATGAATGGAATACCTGCACTGTTGAATAAAGTTGCAGCGATCACTAATCCGATTGCGTTGCTTACGGGCGACCTGGGCATCATCGGTAATTACTTTGCAGCGAAGGAATGGGGCATCCTGCGCGGTAGTGATCGCGTCATAAAGCCAGATTCAATCGTCGCGCTGGAATACAAGCAGGATTACAACGTGCCGAACTATCCACAAGAGCAAGGTGCGTTCCAAAGTTACAACAAAGTAAAATTGCCGCAAGAGCACCGAGTCCGCATGACTAAGGGCGGTTCACTTGCGGATCGTTCCGCATTCCTGTCCGCAATTAAAAGTGCTGCGGCGTCGCTCAATCTGTACACAATATTGACTCCAGAAACATCGTATGAAAATGCCAATATTACACATTATGACCTGAAGCGTACCGCGACTGAGGGGGTGGGACTTATCACTGTAGACGTGTGGTTCACGGAGATTCGCAACACCGCTGTTGCTATAAGTTTCGCACCATCGGTTGCAACTGCGCCGGCTGCGGCTGACCCCGTGCAAGCGGGAATCAAACAGGTGGAAAATATCGACAGTCCATCGAATCATGCAGCATTCAATGCAAAATTTGCCGCTGCGCACCCATTATTCAAACCGCTGCCATGAACGTCATACCTTTAGTCGATGCGCCGTCGCAAACCTTGCAAATAGTGCTTGGTGGGCAGCCATGCACGTTGAATATTTACACCCGGGCAAGCGGATTGTATTGTGACGTGCAAGTGAATAATGTTGCGATTATCAGCGGCGTGCTATGCACGAATCTCAATTTCATCGTGCGTGATACATACTTGGGATTCATCGGTGATTTATCGTTCAACGATACGCAGGGTCTAAACGATCCATCGTACCCTGGACTGGGTACACGATACGAATTGTGGTACATCACACCATGACATTTGCTGTCCGCAAAATAAATGTTGCATTCTACTTGGGCACCGGCGCGTTCGGCGAAGCGGGTCACACCTCGCTCACAGTGACAGGCTTGCGCATCAAGTTAAAAACGAGTGTCACCGCTGGCGTATTGCCGGGTATGTGCGATTTGCAAATTTATGGATTGACACCTGAGCAATTGTCGCAATTGTCAGCGTTGAACGCCAATGCGACGATCACCAAAAAAAATACTATTGCGGTCACGGCGGGTGACGAGCACGGAATGACGCTGATATTTTGCGGATCAATCATGCACGGGGCAATCGAACTCAATTCGCAGCCAGAATCATTTTTGCGGGTGCATGCCGTGATCGGCGGTATCGAACAATTAGCAACCACTAATGCTGTGAGTTATTCATCGGCGGCAACCGATGTGACGGTGATAATGAAGAATTTTGCAACTTTGCTGGGGTATAGCTTAGAAAATTGGGGCGTGACAGGCACCCTCTCGCATCCAAATTTTCACGGCACATTGAAGCAGCAGATTGATACAGCGGGCAAAGCAGCAAACATCGTATGCAAACTCGTACCGACTGGCCCATCAACAGGCGTATTACACATTGCGCCCAGTGCCGGACAGATGGGGAAATATACCGAAGTCATTTCGCCGGATACAGGTATGGTGGGATATCCGTCATACTGTACCGATGCGGTCGGCGTAAATATAAAATGCATATTCAAGCCGAATTTGCAACTCCAACAGTCAGTCGTGATAAAAAGCTCGCTGGCCGTGGCGAATGGCACCTGGTCCGTATTCAACCTCTCGCACGATCTTGAGAGCGAAATGCCAAACGGCAATTGGTTCACCTATTTCACAGCGGCGGTCGCATGACACAGGCAAATAATGGGCAGGGGTACGCCGGATTCAAAACACCCGACGATGTGTTCAACGAATTCACTGCGCACAATTTTCAGATATGGCAAATATTGTCGCGCGTGCGCACCTGCATAATCGTACAAGTTACCGGCGTGACCAATTCGGGCGGCGTGGCGAGTGCTGGATATGTTGACTTACAGCCGCTGGTACAGCAGATTGATAATGCCGGAAATACGACACCGCATGCCGTAATTTATCACGCGCCATACTTTCGATTGCAGGGCGGCGCCAACGCGGTAATTATTGACCCGCAAGTGGGCGACATCGGCTATGCAATGATTGCTGACCGCGACACATCAAGCGTTGAAGCAAATGCCACGGGTGGCGTGACAAACAAACAAGCGCCGCCTGGCAGTCGGCGAGTGTTCGATTTTGCTGATGCGGTGTATATCGGCGGGATGCTCAATGGTGCGCCGGCGCAATACCTCCAATTCAACGCAGGTGGCATCAATGTCACATCGCCGCATGCGGTAACGATCAACGCTGCTACGGTGGCCGTAAACGCATCGACAAGCGCCACAGTCACATCGCCCAGCATCGCACTACAGAATGCAGGCACGGCGCTCAAGACGCTGCTCAACTCGACATTGCTTACATGGCTCAACGGGCATGTGCATGGCAACGGCAATGGTGGGGCAGATACGACCGCCCCGACAACGGCACCCGCCTCAACAACGCAGACTTCGGTTACAATGGCAGAATAGGGCTTAAATTTAACCAATCACATTGGAGCAATCGTGAAAAAATATGTTCTCGCAATATTACTTATAGCTGCAAGTGCCGCGCAGGCATACACTCCCGTCACCACGCCCGGGTTTATATTTCGCACCGATGCATCAGGTGCAGTGAATGGCATCGTATCTCCGGCAGGGGCGTTGGCGACATTGGGATCAAGCCCAATCGTCACGACTGCCGGAACAGCAACTTCTCCACCGTTACAAATTCCTACTGGAACATTGACGACAGTTCCTCAATCTGGCGCAATTGAAAACAACGGCACTGATTTGTTTTATACGGATGGTGGCGTTCGGCGCAGAGTTACCACTACCCCATATACAATGCCGACCATCGCTAGTGGATTCGGTACGGCGCCTACTATTCAAGGTGCGAATGTATCTGGTTTTGCTATTTTTGTTGGAACGTCGCCCACTGGTACAGGAACACTGACACTGCCAACTAGCCCGTATGGTAATGGTTGGATATGCAGAGGTACCGACATAACCAATCACGCTACGATCATTGTTCAGCAATCGTCCGATACTGTGTCAAGCGTGTCGCTTGCCGCGTATGGAATGACCACTGGATCACCTACAAATTATGTTGCAGGTGATGAATTGAACGTAACTTGCACGCCGTATTAATGTTGTAATGGACACCCTATTCTTATTCGCCAATGACCTCGCAGTGGATTCCGACGGAAATATCGCTCGGGCTTCCAACGGGTATTCATTGGCGCAAGATGCCGCGAGCCAGTGCAAGACCTTTGCGGGCGAGGTGTATTACGACAATACGCAGGGCATTCCGTATTGGTCGAACGTATTGGGTAAAGCGCCGAATCTGGAATACCTGCGCGCGCAATACGTTGCCGCAGCTAGCGCCGTGCCAGAAGTAACGAGTGTGCAAGTATTCTTTGATGGGGTGGTTGACCGAGTGTTGACTGGACAAATACAAGTTACAGGGCCGAAGGGCGTTGTGGTAGGGATCGGATTTTAAATGACAACCAACATACCATTTCCAACGTTCGGGGTCACGGGCTTCGTTGCACCACTTGAATCAGCCATCTTGACAGGCGTGCAGGCTGATATCAATACAGCATTCGGTGGGAATCTCAATCCTGCCCTGACCACGCCACAAGGCCAGCTTGCTCAAACGCTGACTGCTGTGATTGGGGACGGCAATGCACAATTTCTGTTTCTCGCCTCACAGATGGATCCTGCATACGCTTCAGGACGCTTCCAGGATGCAATCGGACGCATCTACTACCTGACGCGTATCGCCGCATCCTCGACGGTTGTGACGGCTCAGTGCTACGGTGCGGCGGGTGTCACAATACCGCTGGGCGCAATTGCGGCTGATCAATCGGGCAATCTATATTATTCGACCTCGACCGGCACGGTCGGTGTGGGCGGATTCGTCAATATAACATTTGCCTGTGCAACGACCGGCCCCATCGCATGCCCGATTGGATTTTTGAATTCGATATATCAGGCGCAGCCCGGATGGGATTCGATCATAAATGCCGCCGCTGGTGCGCTCGGTGCGAATGTCGAAAGTCGTGCAGATTTTGAAATACGCCGTGCCGCATCAGTGGCGATAAATGCACAAAATACACCACAGGCTGTACTCGGCGCAGTGTTGTCCGTTACGGGAGTGCTTGATGCATACGTGATCGACAATAACCTGGGCGTGACTTCTGGCGCATCATTCACCGGCGCAATCAGCGGCACGGCACTCACCGTATCGGCTGTCACTGGCACGATAGCCATTGGGCAAATGGTCGTTGGTGCAGGTGTTACGGCCGGCACATACATCGTATCTGGCTCGGGCACTTCATGGGTGGTAAATTATACGCAATCTGTCGGTGCCGAAGCGATGACTTCTGCTATCGGCGGCGTGCAGCTTGCACCTCACAGTATTTATGCCGCAGTATATGGTGGGGCGCAATTGGACGTGGCCACGGCGATATGGTCTAAAAAGGGATCGGGCTGCGCGTACAACGGAAACACCACAACGACGGTCTATGATACGAGTTTCCCGTACACTGCGCTGTACCCACCCTACACTGTCACATTTGAAACACCTGCACCCACGCCAATTCTATTCGCTATAAAAATGCAACAGAATACGATCTTGCCCGCCGACGCGACTGTGCAGATTCAGAATGCGATCATCGCAGCATTTAACGGCACAACAGGCGGCGCTAAGGCTCGCATCGGCTCGAATATCTTTCATAGTCAATTTTATTCGGCATTGTTTGCGCTAGGTGCCTGGGCAATACCGATTGAAATATTGATTGGCATTACTGCTGCGAATCAAACCTCAGTTATGACCCGTATCGATCAGGTGCCAACTATCAGCGCATCGAATATCGCGGTGACGTATGCTTAATATCGAGCCGACAATTCTGAGCCAGTACGCGAATAGCCCCACACTGCTCGCACTACTCACGGCGATGAATGCCGAAATTGATCCGTCTGTAAATATTGATGCGATGTACACGAATATGTGGAACATCAACACCGCTACAGGCTACGGGCTGGACGTGTGGGGCCGGATCGTGGGTGTGTCTCGGTTCGTTGAATTGACCGTGCCAGTATTCCCATTGGCAAACGCATTTGGATTCAACAGCGCAGCATTATTTACGATGGGCTACGCACCGTTTTATTCGGGCGCGACGGTATCGAATAATTACTTGCTCACGGATAATGATTTCCGAACAGTGATTCTTGTCAAGGCACTATCAAACATAATCAGGGCCACGCCGCAAGCGTATAATCGGTTGCTGAACATCCTATTCGCCGGCCAGGGAATGGCCTATGCAATCGACGGGCTAGATATGTCGATGCGTTTCACATTTAATTTCTTGCTTTCACCGATAAATTTGGCGATAATCAAGCAATCGGGCATTTTAGCTCTGCCGACAGGTGTTCGTGCGGATGTGCATGTGAGCTTACCGAGCACGTTTGGATTTAACGGAGCAAGTCAAGTCGGCTTTCACGGCACATTTTTTTCGGGATTCTCATAATGCTCGCATCTCAAGTACCAGCAAATTTTCCCATACCATTCGCCAATGCCGCGGGTGTGGGGTATAAAAATACAATTCCACAAGCCTCGCAGATAGGTGTCCTTGCCGGCGCAGCCTCGCTCACCGATGGTTTCCCGCCATTGAACTTCCTGCCGGCGCCACCATACGGGTCTGGCGTTCCACCGTTCGGTCAAGATTTCAACGGTATTTTGTACGAAATAACCGCGTCGGTGCAATGGGCGCAAGCTGGCGGTATGCCGGTTTACAATTCAGCATTCAGCGCAGCGATTGGTGGTTATCCGAACGGCTCGGTTCTGCTGATGGCATCGGGCAAAGGCATGTGGATGTCCACCGTGGACAACAATCTGACTGATCCTGACACATCAGGTGCAGGCTGGAAAATACTTAGCATTGCGCCAGGTGCATATCTTGATCTATCTGTTGCAGGTGCTGTGAATGTTACGTTAACGACATTGCAAGCCGCAAACGCCGTGATCGACATGACGGGTGCTATTACTGCGAATATCGAGGTGATTGTCCCCACAGTTACGGGCGTATGGACATTTTCAAACACAACCACAGGCGCGTTTGCTATTACCGTAAGAACCGCTGCCGGGACTGGCGTTATTGTTCCACAAGGCACGGCTATGATTCTGTACTGCGATGGAACAAATGTACTTGATGCTGACAGCGCAAAAATCACTCAAGCAGCTGCTGATGCAAGATATGCATTGCTTGGCAGCCAGGTTTATGTTGGGACAATTATTGATATTGCTGGACTCTCAGCCCCAACTGGATATTTGGCATGCCCGACTGCGCAAACAAATATCAGCAGAACAACCTATGCCGGATTGTTTGCTGCCATCGGAACCACATGGGGTGCAGGAGACGGCAGCACAACTTTCGGGATGCCTTGGTTCCCCGCGGGCTATGTGGCAGGGCAGGGTACTGTTGGTGTTCAATCTGTTGGTTCGGTAATTTCCCATAGCCATACAATCAGTCTTGGAACTACTGCCGCAAGCAGTATTCTAGCACTTAATGCATCAGGGTTCGCGACTACGCAAACAACATCTTCAACAGGTGGTGCAGCCAACTATGCAGCTATCGTCGGCGTACTCAAGTGCGTTAAATACTAAGGAATAACATGAAAACAGTTTACTTGTTTGATTCAAATGGAGTATATGTGGAGAAGTGGAATGCGCAAGAAAGTCCACTTGAACCAGGGGTATATATCGAGCCTGTGAATAGCACCCCAATTTCTCCACCGACGATAGCTGCAAATGAAGCAGCGGTATTTGCAAATGGGGCATGGTCATTGGTTCCGAATTTTCGCGGGCAAACCTGGTTCGACCAGACAACAGGTTTTGCGGTTGAGATAACTTCTGTCGGACAGCCACCCGCTAATCTTGCACCTACCGCTCCACTGCCGACAGTTACGCCACTCGCCGCATTCCAGCAATCTGCGCTTTCCGCCCTGTCGGCAACCGATACGACGTTCGACCGTATTCAAGAGGCGATCACGCTCGGCCTGACCACTGCTGCGGATCCGTCTGTAATCGCGTGGATTGAATACCGAAAGGCATTGCGCGCTGAAATCAAGGCACCCGCAGTCGGAACACTTCCGATCAAACCATCTACATATCCGGCAGGGACATAAGGATTGGCCGGAGTAATGCTGGCGCAGGGGCAAGTTGCATACGTGCATTTGCAGAATCAAAAAACGGCAGTATTGGTGGCAATAACCATTTCTAAAATTCAAGTGATAAAATAATGAAAAAATACATTCTCGCGCTGCTGCTCACATTTGCCACTTGTGCCAACGCTAATTACTTGCAAGGACCGATACCTCGCCAGCATGCGGCAATAACGCCTGTTGCCGGATCAGTTACAACTGCATCTGCGCAATTGATTGCGGCTAACATCAATCGCACTGGCCTTGCGTGTACCAATATTGGCACAAGTACAGCGTTCCTCGCATACGGCGCGAATACTGCAATCCTGAACGGTGGCACGGCTATTTCGCCAGGTGCGACATGGTGGATGGATGACTACCTTTTCACTACCGATGCCGTGAACGTTATTGCTGCATCGGCTACCACTATAGCATGTCAGGAGTTCCAATAATGCGCGCCCTGTTGGCACTGCTGGTATTCGCCCCAGCTATCGCATG